GTAACCAACAATTTTGTATATTTTTGTAATTTATTGTTTATATCTAACTTGCCATGTATTAAATATATAAAATTTAAAATAAAAATTATGTTCTTTGTAAATATTTCTGTATATTTGTATTACCGGAAGCACCCCGGACAGACAGTAGTGCCGATGATCTTTGTGCTGATCATCGTATAGCCAGATCCCGATACCTTTGCGCGGTTACACGGTTTGTAGTGCGTTTAACGGCCAATGCCTTTCTACCAGTGTGAGTCCTTAGATTCACCGTTTTTTAACTATCATGAGTGACAACATTATTATTAACGCAGCAAAGCCAGGGCTGAACGAGGAAGATCGAACTTGTTCGAACACTACGGTAGTTCTAGTGCCTGGCAAGAAGGATAATGTTGATTTGCAGGTTTTAAAACGTGTTAGAATAGAAGCGCACAACAAATTTATGTATTCTAAGGGAATCGGAAACAAAGAGCACAAAGCGGATAATAAGGAGAAGCAGCAAAAGAAAGATGACGAAAATAAGTCCATATCTCAGAAAGTTGAAAATGACGAAAAATCTGCTGCCAGAAAATTGTGTAAACATTACCCCGATTGCAAGTACGGGGATAAGTGTAAGTTTATACATAAAGAAAAAGAGGAGTTTTGTCAATTACTATTGGATACTCCCCAGATAAATAATAAGGTTAAGATTGATTGGATGGAAGTTTGTGAGTGTCCATTGGCGGTCTATGATGATTCTATTCATAGCAGATCGATTCTATGGAACATATTTGGTTGTGAAAAATTTTTGGATTATTTAAGACCAAAAAATAACGGTATAATTAGTATTGAGACCGTTAATTTTTCACATTCAACACAACATCCGACATCAATTTCCACATATGTTGATTTGCATCCAAAGTTGTTTTATTTGGATCTTCCATTGTGGGTTAATAAGTTATACGGTCATGAGAAATATTTGACAAAGGCTGGTTTTAATGCTATATCAATTGTCAAGATATACCCTCATTTATTAGAACTCATTTTACGTGAGAAAGGAGGGGTTAATGTCTGTGAAGACAGTATCAGGTTTTTCAATGATGCTTATTTGAGAGATTTCAAAGGGCGAATTGAATATGGTTGGAATACAGTTAGAGTAGCTGTGCAAATTTTAGCTTACCAATTGTGGTTGAGTAAACATTTTGTTCCCGCCAATCTGAAGTTTCAGATGCCTGAGCTGTCGTCAAGACAACTCTGACAATTGCATCATCACCAAGAGGGTTCTTATATATTCCAACCATTTCGTTGGATATATGAGTCGTGTGATGTTGATAAACCCTTTAGCTTTAACGGCTTATTTTTGATACCTGAAAATTTTTGTCATTATGCCATTGATGGAATAATACCTTTTAATAAGGGAATTATTCCTAAAGGATGGTATTCTTATGTATTTTTGTTTTACCACAATTCTGTCATTTTTGAAAAGTCATGTACCAATTTATCCAAAGCATTTCGTAGGCAAACTTGTTGTCGTAATGTTGAAACACCAGGTTGGGATTTCGAAGCCCGAACAAGACAATTTAAAATGTTTAGTATTAATTTATTAAACAATAGGAGATGGTCCGGTGTTCTCAACAGATTTTTATTTCATTTACAATCTCATCTTTCCATTATACATTCCGATTTGGTCGAATTTCTTAAAAAGTTTAGTGAATTAACACATCCTAAGCGGAAATTGCGAGTTTGCGCCAATAATCAATTAGGTTATTTGGGCACAATTTATGAGAATTTATACATGGATAAGATTGTTTTAAAATTGAAATGTCCAGAATGGGCAAAGAATAACAAGTATGGTCGCACGATTGGCGATTATTCCGTTGAGGGTTCTCTCCTTACTCACGGATTGATCGATTACATGAAAGAAGTATTATTCAAGGATTATGTGTCATTTTCATTCACTATTTTTAAGTCAAGGCCGCCATCAGTTTTTAC